TTATCAGCACGTACTGTCAAACCCATGTTGTTACCAACACAGTGAGATACTTGGATAGAGTCTCCTAATTTGCCTTTATATTTTGCACTAAAATTTGTGCCGCTAGCAAAATCTGCTGTAGCGTCTGTTACACGTGTTACGTACAGTGCATCACTATACGATAAAAAGTTTGCGGCAGAAAACCATGTTTCATAGTTAGACCACAACGTAGTTAAGCCTGCATCAGTGTAGTAAGAGGCTGGCTTGCCGAAACGATTTGCCAAATCTTGTTCTGATGTTACTAGGATACGTAGATTTTCTGGACCCCAACGAAAGACACCCGCAATTGCGCCTTCAGTTGTCGCTACAGCTGGGACGACATTCGTTAGGTCGATTTCGCTGATATTAACGCCTGGACTTGTTTGAAAAGCCATTTCTCATTTCTCCTTGTTTATTTTGTAAGTTATAAACTTCTTTATTTCTATATTTATAAAAACAGCAATTTAGTAGTTTAACCACCGGGCTGTTCCCATCTGTTCCTCTTCAAGGATATCCTCGTCATAAGTGTTAAAACCAATTGGTAGAAGGCTTTCCATAAGTTCTTCTTCGTTCCTTGATCTGAGTTTATCGATAGTATTTATGTCTGTGACTTCTTTGAAAAACGTTTGATCAGTCATCCATCCGAATAGCACTAGACACATAACCAAATCATCGTGTGTTCCAGATTCCGCTTCATAAGAATTGCCACGTCTGGAGAATGTCGAAAGTTCATTTATTGTTTGGAAGTCATTTATTATTAACTGATCTTGCTCAATCAACATCTTGAGCATGTTACAACCTATAGACTTCACATTTTTTGTGGTTCTGATTCCTTTATCAGCGTTTTTAGAGAATCCAGTAGACAATCTTTTACCCGCTCTTCCTGCCGACTCAGTAAACATTAATGTTTCAACTTCAAATTCATAATGTAGTACTTCTGATACCTGTTCTCCGATGTCGTTTACTTCGATTAAAGTATACGCATCGTTGTATCTTTCTATACTTCTATATATGATTTCAGCATAGTCAATAGGGGTAATAGTATTATCTTTATACACACATACCTGCTGGTATGGCATTTGAGTCACGTCAATAATCTGAAATGCAGAATAATCTAAACCTTTACCTCTTGACACATCCACTATACACACGTATACGTGATTTGGTTGTGGTTGTTGATAGACTTTCATCTTATCTGTCTGAGCAACAGGCTGTAGATCCACCATAGTCTTGAGTTTTGAGCCTTCTATCAATGTTCCTGAAGAGCCTAAGAAAGCACACTCAAACTCTTGCGAAAATTTTTGTTGATCGAAATCCATAGCCGCAAGAGTTTCTTTCTTCCACTTATCGTTGCGACCAGGAACTTTGCCCCAGGGCACTTCAATATAGATGTATCCGTTTCTATTTTCTTGTGCGCTAACACATGTTTTATAGAAATGATTCAGTCCATTTGGTGTGGAAGTGAATAGAATCTTTGTTGTATCACCAGATGAGATCGTAGGAAAAACAGATGCAAAGAACTCATCCCAGTTCTCCACGAATGCAGTCTCATCGATATACAAAAAAGAAATAGATTTACCACGAATAGCACTTGATGATGTAGAACCAGCTATAATCTTACAGCCATTTTCGAATTCAACTGAACCCTTGTTCCACTCTATAACCCCTTGCTGTAGCCAGCTTGGAAGTGCTTCGTATGCAATCTTAATTCGATCTAAGATTTCACGTGCGGCATCGCCCTTGTTTGCGAGTAACGCAACTGTTTTGAAATCATTAAATATTACGTAGTGCAGAATAACAGCAACGGCTGTAGTTGTCTTACCAGCCTGTCTTGATGTGTTCACTGTGACCCGTCTGTTCTCAGTGATAGCAGTACATATTTCTTTTTGGTAGTCGTATATCTTAATCGGTATTAGACCACGATCAACGTGTACGATTTGAATATATTTTTCAGAGAAGTATATAGGATCCTTAGCACACTTCAAAAACTCAGTGATCATTTCCTGAGTAAAATTAACATCTGTGCCTTTGCGTTTTAGATTAACGTTACCATTATAACCTTTAGCCTGCATCTTTACTTCTCATATCTTTCAGTAGTTGCTGAAGTTCAGCGGTAGATCCAACAAACATATTATTATTCGTCACTGCTTTTTCTGATGGATTCTTTTCTTCTTCACTCTCTTGCTTTTTAGCAGACATAGAAACTAAATCTTTGTTAGCATCTACGAGTGTTTTCATGATGGTTGATACGACTTCATATGCACGAGGATGCTCTGATGCCTTCGCAACATCTAGCATTTGCTCAAGTGCTTCCGTGCCGGTTTCAATGATATTATAGAAGTTAGTTCTAGCATAATCATAGTCTCTGTCAACTTTATCATCGACAGGCTTAATCTCTGCTAGTTCAGTCTTCTTAGGAATTACCAATTCGCCTTCTCCTTCATTCAAATTTTGCAAAGGCTCTAGACCCAAGCTATTACTAATATCATCTTTAATCATGTCAAGCATCCAATATTTGTACGATCTCTGCCCAATTATCATCAATGTTAATATCTGAGTATGCGACAGAATTCGCAATTTTCGTAGTAGGTTGACCGCCACTGGTCAAACCAGGTTGTACGTTCACTTGCTCTTCGGCAACTGTAGCCGTAGTATTAGTATATATATTATTGTCAACGAACTTAATTATTCTCTTATTAGTCGTTGGTCCGAAGTAAAATGCTTTCATTTGAAAGTTCAATGTCCACATTAAAACTCTTCTAGTCTCAAAATCTCCTTCATATGAGTCTTCTGTAGTTACACTCTGTAACACTACAGGAATATCTACATAGAAATCCATGCTATCAATCATCTTAACACTGACAGTCACGTCTGGCTTGAAGAATGGCAAGATTTGCTCCAAAATCTTTGTACCGTCTTCGGTGTACTTTGTCATGATATTTAACTGAAAGTCGATGTCATAAGGAGCAGGACTATATAAATTTAGTACGTTATTGTCATCTGCGGCTATTGACTTTGTTTGTCTTATAAGTGATCCAACTTTACGTGTTGGATTATAATTCATGCCCATAATCTCGAATGACATACGAGGTAGAGTAATAGCGGGCTTATCTAGGTTTGGATCGCCTTCTAATCTCGCAAGCAACTTCTGCGCTGGCGCATAGTTAATTGGTACAGTCATTCGCTGTATTTCAGTGCCTGCGTTATTACTGCGACCTATCTGAATATCATTAAACAGTGTACCAAATACGGCAACATATCTTCGTGTCGATTCGTTATAAAAGTGCTGACCAAACATTAGAAGTTGTCCTCCCCAAATGGGTTATTCTGACTAAAATCGACAATGTTATCAGCAAACGATTCGATAGTTGTATTATCCGCAATGTCATCGTATGTCTCTACGCTTTGCAGTTTAGATACTTCTACTGTAATTGTTTCGCCCATTCCTATAGTTGTAGGATTGATATAGTAAAAAGTACCAGTAGTTGATGGAATGTATGTTAGTAATCCGTCTACTCCTGGTGTACCAGTGATTGTCACTCCAGTCGTAATCTCTGTACCAGTATTGGGTGATGTCGTTGTGTATATTCTTAACGGATAACCAGTATTTGATGCGTGTGACTGGTCAAAAATTATCTTCTCGTCTACTCTTGCTTCAAGTTTAGGCGTACTCACAAGATCGCCTCTCGCATCAGTGTCTATCATATGAAATACACTGTTTCTAACTTCTACCGTGAACGTTGTTCCTCCGCTATCGATAAACAAGTTTTCGTCTTTAAATTTGTCGTCTAAGTAAGATAAGCCAGTGTCGAATCTCTCACCGCTATACTCATACAGTTCACATCTCAGATCATATGTTTGAAGTGATCCCATCTGATAGAAAATTGCTTCGTGTTCTACGTGTTGAATTACAAACATCTTTCTATTCAAAGGAAGATAAATGATATCTCCCTCACGTGGTCTATTAATCTCTGTGTGTATACCAACTTCTTGCTCATACGTAGTTTTTGCAATCGTAAGAGTGATTGAGTCTCTAATCTGTAATCCGAACTTAGATAAGAAGTCTCCTTCTCCTTCAAATCCGTCTACATTTTTTACGTACATCTCAGCTTCATACGCATCTTTGTAGATGGGCAGATCATCTTCGTTTAAGAGATCATCTTTTGCGCCCAAAGTTCTAGGCAAAAACATAGTGTCTATTCCGAATATTTTTATCGATTCCACGACCAAGTCATCGATGAGATGTTGCTCCATCGAATTCTCGTAGTTTTCGAAATAGTAATTTTTAGCCACAGTTTCTTATCCTATCATATCGATAACAGGAAGAGAGTATGAGGAGATCATTTCTTCTTCTAACCTCGTAATCTCATCACGTGCATCATTTAAAATTTGTTCTCCGTTGAACTGTATGTTGCCAGGTAACGTCATGCCGTTGAACTTAGTTAAGTTGCTACCCCATTGATACTTAATCTTTGCAGTTGCGTAATTTTGCAACCAACGATCTTTGAATACGTCTGCGTATGTGGTTGGATCTACAACCTTGTAACACTCTGCTACGATGTACTCTCCTACAACTAGTCTATTCCAGTTAGTGTCTATAAAGAGTCTATTAATATGTCTATTGTATCTAATTGGTTGCATTCCAACTAACAATTCTTCCATAAATTGCAAGTTTTGCATTGACATGTAGTAGTTGGTTAAGTTATAATTAACCATATCATGTATGTTATTCAATACAAATTGATATTGAACATTAAACATGCCTGTACTGGCAGTAATATTTGATCCTACTGGAAATAGATTAATAACGCCGATGATGTTCTCAGGTACAGTAATGTACTGATTCGTTATATCATCTTGCGTGATTTGATGCTTGAAAAAAGTTCTTTCGCTTCCATCAAAGTGATAATCCCAGTAATATGACAATGCCTCGTCAATTCGATCCTGTGCTTGATCTTGATCGACATTAATTTCAATGACTGGTTTACCTAACTTTCGTAAGCACCATTCTGTAAATTCTGTTCTTGTAGTAGGCTGTGCCATTTCTATTTCCCATAGTTAGATTACTATAACTATTTATAAAGCGTTGTAAGCGTCCACGACTTTTGTTTCTCCTAAAGAGTATTTTATTACGTAGTTATTTATGGGATTATAATCAACGTAATTCATTATCAATTGCTAGATATCCGTTTCCATTACCGTTGTCTCCGATAAGATATACATCTCCAGATGTTGCTGTTCCACTTGTCTGTACCAAAAGAGTGTACACTTGATTTGTAAAATACCCTAAAGATATAGAGTTCACGGTAATACTACTGCCGCTAAATTGATATGTTAAACGTAAGTTTTGTATTGCTATGGAAGCGTCACTTGGGCTTCTCATGGGAACTGGTGTCTGTAAAGGCATGATAAATGTCCCGCCACTACCACTACCTAGTACTAATCCCATTGCGGCGAAGTCTAACGTTGGAGTTTGTTCAATTTTATAATAATATCTTTGACACAGTGCTAGTTCTTCACCATAACTTCTTTGCTCAAAGGGAGTGGCTACATTACCTAACTCCAACTGAACAAACGCAAATTCGATCCAATCTGGTCGTGGCAGATAAGTTTCAGTTGCAATCGCAATTTGAAGATATCTATCATGGCTTGTTTGTGTGCTATCAATATCTCTAAAATGAAACTCAAAGTATTTCCATTCAGGTTCGACATACTCTTCAGTTAAAGATTGATACCCATAACCTCCAGACCCGTCCAGCTCAACAAAGTATCTTTCGACTTCAAGTTTACCCTGCATACCAGCATTACATCTAGCCCAGAAAGAAAGAGTGTAGTCTTTATCACTTAGTAGTTTTGATCCATTCTCAATGTGTTGATGAAAATAAAT